ATATAAAAATGAAAAATGCGTAAAATACGAAAATAACCAAGCAAGAACGATTGTTCCTACTATATCATACAACGCGAATCCCATAATTCGTGTTGCGTGAAATCCTGTATTTGGTTCTCCAAAACTATGTTTGTCCATTAATTTTTAACCAACGTTTTTCTATTTCCTCTTTTGGCAAATAACGTTTTCCAGATTTCCACACAGATCTTTTAAGTTACCTAAAGTTCGTTGATATTGAAGACCGCCATCTACTTTTGTTCTTTAACACATATGTTTAACTTGTTTTTTTAACGTTAACCCATGGTCCTGAACTCTTTTTCCGCATTGCTTCCGGACTAAAATCATCTTGTGCTAACATTGAGCTGGTGAATGGTTTATTATCAGTCCAAAATGAATCATCGCACATTTTAAACGGTGGATGATCGCTTGCTTTATACCAAAAAACCTGATCTTCTAATTTATTTGACTGAACTCCATTACAAATTACGAGACATTCGTAATTCTCAGTGCATTGGTCCATAAATTGACAGAACATTTCAAATGTTGGAAACATACCTGCAAAATTTTCATAAATTCTTTTTCGGTTACCAATACCATTTTCGCGTAAAATAAATACAAAATCAATATTAGTTCGAAGATTTGGTGTAACTCCAAGCGGGTATTGCATAGTAATTAATGTAACCATATCGATATGTCGCCCATTCATAAAAACATACCGAGTTGATTCTTCTCGAATCCATGTCGCATCATATAAACAGTCATCTAAAATTAGGAATGCGCGTGGGTCTATATTTGAATTGCCGCCGCGGGTACGTTTCTCATGTTCTCGAGCTTGTTTAACTGATAATTGCCTTTTAATTGAATTCATCACTATATCTGGTTTATATTTGTCATGAATGAATCGAGATGGCACAATATCTTGGAAAAAGGGATTTGCAACTTCTGTACCTGAAATCACAGTCCCAATTGGAAAGCATGATTGTGTATTAGATAAAATATCTTTCACTAAGAAAGACTTTCCTGTATCTTTTTTACCAATCAAAACAATCATTGGTGATTTATGAGAATCTATTGAACATCGGTTCACAATCATGTCCATATTAAACTTCTTAATTTGGAAGTTCATTCTTGAATTTACTGCGTGAGGATTTTAATTGTTAGTTTAACACGATTGTATAAGATGGTAAAGAAACCAACAAGCGACCTTCGAACAAGTTGTCTTTCTTTAAATGTTCACAAATATAACATTTCTGAACTTCAAAAAGAAGCAGAAAAGGATTGGGGGATTTATAACCTTCAACCATTCTTTCCATCTCTAGAAAAACTATTTAAAATTAATGAGTTGGAATCTCCGCTTCAATATGGCTTACAATTAACTGACGAAATTCAAAGTATTATAACTTCAAATACAATCCGAACGTCAACCGGTATTAAATCAGTTCACAAAAAAATTAGTATGATTCTTAGCCCATTCGGAATGATTAAAGAAGAATATGGAAAAATAGGATTACCTTCAACATTTCAACAAGGATATGAATTAAGTCAAAAAATACAGAATCCTAATAATGCAGTATATATTGGAGCATTATTTTCCGCATTATTGAGCGAAAGTGAATGCCCTAATTTCCCTAAAGTTTATGGAATATTTTCTGGAACCGCTTTAAAACATACTATTGATATATCAGATGATTATGAAGAATTAAGTGAACGTCCCTGGTTTTCTCAAAATATTGGAAAAACATTTCATTTAAAAATTTCTGATCATGTCCAAAATTCACCAAACTTTAAACATACACGGACTGCTAAAATAGATTTAGAAGTCGGCGAAGATACTATTTTAGAAGATATTGAAGAAATCCATGTTGATCCAATCCACGCGGAACCTGCTGATCTTCAAGTAATATTTAAACAATCAAACGAAGATGAAGAAATGTCTGATAGTTCTTCTGTTTCAACATCTTTTTTTTATGATATAGAATCTTGTAAATGTGAAAGTGATGATGGTTCTGAAATAGAAGATGAAGAAGATGATGAACCATTTGCGTGGGCAACATTTTCAAATGTTCCTGTTCAAATTACAGTTATGGAACCATGTGATGGAACATTTTATACATTATGTATGGCAAATCCTGATACTCAAAAACATGCTGATTGGATGGCTCAAGTTGTATTCGCTTTAGCATTTGCTCAGCGTAATTTTGGATTTGTTCACAATGATCTTCATGCGAATAATGTTATGTATGTTTCAACAACTAAGGAATTTTTATATTACAATATTTCAGGAAAATTCTATAAAGTTCCCACGCATGGATATATTATTAAGATAATTGATTTCGAACGCGGAACAGGTTCTGTTAAATTACAGGGAATGAAAGAACCTAAATTCTTTATGAGTGATCATTTTGCTCCTAATGAAGAAGCTAGAGGACAATATAATACAGAACCTTATTATTGTAATAAATTTCCAAGCGTAAAACCAAATCCATCATTTGATTTATGTCGGTTCGCTACATCAATGTTTTGGGACTTATTTCCTGAAGGACCAAAGCATGAAGCATATCAAGAAAACATATTATTTAAATTATTTATTAAATGGATGTCTACGGAAGATGGTAAATCAATCTTATTCCGCTATGATAATTCTCGGCATGACAGATATCATTCATTCAATCAATATAAAGCGATAGCTCGATATTGTAAAAGCGCAATACCCAAAAAGGATATTGAATATTTTAAATCATTTTTAGTTAAATCTGTTCCTGTCGATGAACATACATGTTCTATTGAAAATTAAAAAGTTGGAGTTCCAACAAACATTTCTTGAACAGCATCAGTAGTAGCAGTTATTGTTGCTGGAATACTACTTGCGACCGATTCAGGTATAATTTCTGCAGATGTTCCGAATACAACACCTGCTGTAATTAAACTACCAAATATCGAAAGTTTAGCAGCACTTTCCCACACAATTGGTTCATTTTTGGACTTTCGTTCAAGCGCATAAATGATAAATGATACGATACCAACCGCTATCGACGCAACTATAATCATATACATTTATTCGCAGAGTCAGTAAAATTCTACAAGTTTAGAACGAGCGTTTCATCTGTATCTTTTGCCTCTAATCCGAATTCTTCTTTAGGCTGTTCTTGTTCAAATTCTAGTTCCGCAGTTTCATCAGTTACATGTAAAACAGGCTGTTCTTCTTCTTCATCTTCGCTTTCTGAATCATCTTCTCCAAATGAAACTTCTTTCTTATCCTCAACAACTGGTGTACTTTCATGAATTGGTTCCTCAACATGTTCTTGCATAAAATATTGTTTCGCAATTGCTTCCCAAGGTAAGAAAGATCGAATTACTTGTTCCATACAATCTGAAATTAGCTTTTCAATTTCCTGACGATTTCTTGCCTGCTGTTCAGATGGAACACCGGCCTTTTTAAACAGATAAGCTACCTGCCATATTTTACGAGCAGAATGTTTATAAAGTTCGTGAATAAATTTTGCTAAATTTGGTCTATCAAAATCAATCTTGATCTCCTTTGAAGAACCGCGGTAATGAAGCGAAGCAAATGACTTCATATATGCTAAAAATACACCCATTAAAAGGTCATCTAAATAAGTACATTTTGTTATTTTCACAATTCTGTCAACTTCAGTTGAAAGAGTCGTGTCTGACCACTCGGGAATTCTTGTAAGCATGTTCTGGAAGGTTTGGAGAATTTTGTCAATTTGGTTATTACGTTGGCATAATTCAACCGCTGAGTCCAATATACTCCAAAATCCTTCTGAAATCGGAGGAATTAATAAACTTGATAAATGTTCACGCAAATGAGTCTTAGCAAACTCGGAATCGCCCATTTGTAAGACTAAAAATGGATTTATTATGGGAAACTGAACGGATATTAAATATGGATTCTTACGTTTCACTAGTTCACCACACAACGGATATACCAAATCCGGTTCACGCAAAATATCTTACTGGATTAATGTCCGGATTTAAGATGAATTTTAACACACGACCCTTTAATTCAGCTGTATTTGAGGAGGATTGCGAATATATTAGCAAACTTCCCGCATTTCAAGTCTATATTAGAGGAGAATATGCGAATACCGTCTATGATCTTGAATCACTTAAACGATATCTTGAAAAGGTCTCAAATCCACCTTCAAAGCCTAGGAAGCGCTGGTTCTCCTTCTGGAGGTCGAAAACGGATTTGATCAAGTAAAGGGTATGTATGCTACGACAATATGGCCGCCAAGAAGATGTACGATGCGATTTATGCACTTGTTAACACGCTTGCGGACAACTATGGCTTCGATTCTGATGAAGGAATGGAAGTTATCGAGTCTTGGACTCCGCAGAACCACATTAAGATTCTAACCGATCTTATCAAGGTTCCAAAGGCCAAGGCAGAACCTAAGAAGGAAAAGGAACCTGAACCTAAGAAGGAAAAGGAACCTGAACCTAAGAAGGAAAAGGAACCTGAACCCAAGAAGGAGAAGGAGAAGCGAATTAAGCGAATGACTCCTACGCTTGGAACCCAGCTAAAGACTGCGCTTTCAAATGTGAGTATTGAGATGACTGATAAGCTTAAGAAGGAGTTTGTAGCCTTTATTGAGGCACTCGATGACGAGACATGGCGCTCAAGTGGTCTAACCGATCATATGCGCCATTTCGCCGAGTCAAAGGCTCCTAAGGCTGAAGTTGAATCTGTATCTGAAAAGACTGGATCTACTGATCTAGTTGTAAAGACAATTGACGATCTTAAGAAGATTGAATTGCTAACTGAAGTTGATACAGTCGGAGTTTTCTGGGATGGAGACAATGGTCAGTTTGTGACCGGTCCCGCATCAGATGATGATGAAGATATGGTAGAATTCAAATTCAAGGGAGTCGACTATATCTATGGCGAAAAGACAGGCAGAGTATATAAGTGCGAATTCGATAAGGATGTATTTGTAGGATTCCGCGGAGTTGGGCAGTTTAAGTAAATTGTAGAAAACGAATTAACCTAATACAATATTTTTCAATGCTAACAAAGATGGATTGGTTTCAATTCATTCTGGATAATCCTGATAAACAGTGGAATTATTTAATGTTATCTCTGAATCC